TCAAGTGCCATGATATGTGCACACTTGTGTTCTTGCGGAATCTCTGAATGTTCCGTGTTTAATATATTAGTCTCTGGATGAGCCCAGTCAACCGTAAATAAATATTGACCTTTGTAGAATTTTTTATCTTTACCTAGATATTTTCCGTCTATACCAGCCAACCAATCAAAGCAATGCACACTAGGATAGTAACTAAAACAATTCCACAGTTGAAGTTCGTTCGTCTGCATATCCGGCACATCGGCTCTGTCATAATGTTTTTGGAAAAACGCTGAGATAGGCAAACGCCAAAAGCACGCACCATTGGGTAGCATGATGTTAAATAAGAGTGCGCGACCTGAAATAGAGACCAGACCAAAGATAACGCAGTCACTATACTCTCCTTGATGTTCTTTAAGATCATAAAGATACTCCTTCCTTATTTTACAATAAATCGGCGGTATATTAGCATTTAAATAAGCCATAGTACATTATTTTATTTCTCCCCAATTAGGACCAGACTCATAGTCTACTTTATTTGGTACTTTTAAGTCAACTGCATTTTCCATAATATCTTTTATTTTTTTTGCTTGACTCTCTGATTCAATAGAAAAGTCTAATTCATCATGAATTTGTATATGACCTATAATACCTTCTTTATATAAATTAACCATAGCTTTTTTAGTCATATCAGCTGCACTACCTTGAATTAATTTATTTAATGCTTTGTATGTAAAAGCTCTACGTGTTGGATTGTTATGCCAGTAGTTTTTCTTTTTATTACCGTCTTTATCAGTAATAATTTTATCTTCATTATCTTTTAAAAATGGACCCATAGCTTTTAGTTCTTCCATTCTCTCGTGATCTTCCGCTGGAACAAATGTACCCCAATCAGAACCTCTCAACACTGGTTCATATTTAGGAAATCTACAACGTCTACCAAGTAATGTTTTTATTTGTCCCTTAGCTTGTGAAGCATTCATAATTTTATTCATTAACTGTTTAACAAATGGAACTTTATTATGATAAGTTAAAAATAATTCATCTGATTTTTCTTTTGTTACATTTAATTCATTTTGTAACTTAGCTTTACCCATTCCATAAAATAAACCTAAATTAATTGTCTTAGCTTCTTTACGATCTATCTGAGCCATGTCTGCAACAATTTGATGAAAGTCTGTAGTTGGGTCTTCTAAATAAGAATCAGCAATTATTTGAGCTGAAGGTAATCCAAATCTTAATGCATAATGTGCAACTAATCTTGGTTCCTGTTGAGAGTAGTCAAACGTACCCCACTTACAACCTTCTTCAGGTATAAATAAACTTCTAATTAGTGGACCTGTTTCCGGATCTCTTGCTGGAATTTGTTGTAGGTTTGGATTAGCATATGAAAAACGTCCAGTTACTGTTCCGCCATCGTCAGATCTAATTTGATTTATATCTGCATGAATTCTACCTTTATGCTCATGACTTAAAATAGTATCAATAAAAGTTGTTCTAACCTTGTTTATTTTTCTAGCTTCTGCTATCATACGAACTGTAGGATGTTCATGTTTAGAAATAAAATTTTTAGTAAATGAAGGAGAGTCAGTTTTTTCAGTACGGTCATAAGGTAGGTTCAATTTTTGAAAAACTTTTTCAATTGATCTTGCTGCCCATATTTGAGTTTCTACTCCTGTGTCTTTTTTTATTTGTTGTACTAGGTTTTCTTCTTTTTCTGCCAATTCTGTTTTCAATAGATTGGCTTTTTCAACATCTACCCGCACCCCTAGGTGACGCATATCAACCAGACAAGGAAACAGATCTGTCTCAAGATTAAATATATCCTGAAGATCGTCCTCAATAATTATTTTTTTAAGGTGTTGCCAAAGTTTTAAAGTAAGTTCAGCATCTTTTTCAGCATATGATCCGACTTCTTGCGCTGGTAGTTTCCACATATCAGCTTTAGGATCTAATCCTCTTTCCTTAGCTGCTTTGTTTAGTAAAGCTTCATTCTTACCTTGATTTAAATATATCCAAGATAAAGAATTTAATGAATATTGAAATCTATTTTCATCTATAAGACTGGCTGCAATCATTGTGTCTAATATTAAACCATTAATTTTTATACCTAAATTACGTATCCAACATACATCATACATAGCATTGTGAAATAATTTAATGGCATCTGATGCACAAATATCTGTAAACCAATCTAAAACTTTTTTACGGTTCATGTTAGGTCCTTCACCATGTGCTATTGGAAAATAACCTTTCCAACCATCTACAGCTACAGCTATACCAACAACTTCACCATTACCTATAATGGCCCCTGAACCTAGTTTCTTTAAATCAGGATCTCTGGTTTCTAAGTCAATTGCAATTTCTTCCGCTTTTCTTAAATCAGGAAACTCTGTGGGTTGTACCCATTCTGTAGTTGGCATTAACATTAATGTAATCTCCTATTTTTATTTTCAATTATTTCATTTTCTAATGAATCAAATTCTTCTATCAATTCATCTGTCTCTTTAATTTCTTCTTGAATTTTAGTTTCTTTTCTTTTTTCAATTAATTTTTTTAAATTTAAAACAAGACCTTTTTCCCAAATGTAAAAATCTGCACCACGTTTTTTAAACCAAGATTTAGGAAACCATAATTCTAATAAAGAAGTAATATTTGCATCATAATTTTTATGATATGTTAAAAAATTATTTGCCTCAGGACTTTTACAAGATATCATTTTAACTAAGACTGCTTTTTTAGTCTCTCTCAAAACTTTAAATTTTATTTCGCTATGATAATATAAATCATTTTCCATTATATTAACCCAAACATAAATATTGTTATAATCAACAAACCAAAAATATCAGTATATGTATTCATTATTTCTTTTTCTCCGTATCTTTCATTTTTTTAATTTCTAATTCACAATAATGAATTATTTTTTCTAAATCTTGAATTCCGTTTTTATTCAAGTATCTACACACGTACTTTATAACGTTTCCCTGAAAAAAAGAAAGGTCGTTCTTAGAAATAAATTCATACGGTTGAATATGAAAGTCTTTGTAGTGACTCCCGCCTATCTGCTTATCTTGTGGAAAAGCATCTTTAAATATATCTTTATTAGTCATAGTTTGTACTCATTTCTTTTTAGGTTAGCTTTTAGTTTATATAAATTATTTCTGGCACGTGTTATTCCAACATACCATACACGATGTTCTTCATCATGTTTGTCTATGCTTTTTAGCATAGCTTTTTTTATTTTATTGCCTATGTCTAGACACAAAATTACATTATCTTCTTCACCACCTTTACTAGCATGTATGGTTGATATAGATATTCTAGCTTCCTCATTCAAATTTTCACCATTATCTAACATATTTTTTATATATAATTTTTCTTTCTCATCTGCTTCTTCAAATGCATCGAACCATTCAACTTCATGATTCCATTTTTCCTTTCCAGTAAATTCATTTATATCTTTAATGTCTTTTTCTTCTAATATCTTACCCATACACCAATAAGTATAATTCATTGCAGATTTATATAATCTAACCTTAAAACTTTTTTCTTTTTTAACTTTAAAATATAAGTTTCTTTTTATTAACTCTTCTTTGATAGAGCTTAATCTAGAAAGTGTTCTCGTAAGTATTAACCATTTACCTGAAGTTAAATCTATTTGATCTAAATTATTTATTCTTTCACTCGTGCCTTCAAATTTTCTTGGATAATAATTTTTATCTTTTCTAGGTCCCTTAATCTTGCTGATAGGTATATCAGATTCTTCTTGTATGACTCTAGATATTCTTTTTGAATATTTTAAAACTTTTTCTTTTGCAGGTTCTTCTATAAATCTTTCTACATTAGCTCCAGCCCAAGCATAAATAGCTTGATCATCATCTCCCGCAAGATATATATCATCTGCACATTCTTTTAATTTATCATATAGCTGCCATTGAAGTGGAGACAAGTCTTGAGCTTCATCTATAAATATAACTTTAAACTTAGGTAAATTTTGTTTATTTATTAGATTCTTAATCATATCGTTAAAATCTAGTAGTTTTCTTTTTTGTTTATATATTTTTAAATTGTCATCTATGTATTTAAGTAGATGCCATTTTATTTCTTTATTATTATGCTCACTTCTATCAAACTCTTCTCTAATAGATGTATCTCTATTCATTGCTTTACCAATCATTTGAAAATATGGACTATCACAATTTAAATAAGATATTTCTTCTTTATTATATTTATCGTGATACTTAACTTTTATATTTAAAAGTTTTCCTAACTCTTCGTAATGAAATGGTTGCATTACATCCTCTTCATTTAAAGTTAATTGGTGATATGCAAAAGAATGAAGTGTTTGAAAATAAGGAAGTTTCTTATCTTCTGCCGGCATTCTAGTTCTAGCTTCTGTCGCTGCTTTTTTAGTAAAAGCAAAGTAACCTATTTTATGTAATGGTGTACCAATTTTAACATAAGCTTTAGCTCTAGATATAAGTTTATAAGTCTTACCTGTGCCAGGTGGTCCATAATATTTATATATCATTATACAATATCCTTTTCATCTTCTATATCTACGATCTCTTCAACATCTTCGTCTTCATCTTTAAAAATATATAATGGAATCATTGCACAGCCATTAAC